ACGGACATCTCCCAATGGGGATACGGCGGCAGGCTCCTTGCGGCGGACGCGACCCACGTCACCCTCGACCGCACGGTGAATATGCTTCCCGGCGTCTCTTATGAAATTCAGGTCCAGGTCTGGGACGGCACGCTCGTCACCATGGCCGTTGTCAATAACCCCGGCAGCCAGACCGTCCTTACCATTGCCGGCGCCTTCGTCACGGTCCCCCACGGCATGGAGACGGACCCCGAGGGCAACGGCGACGTGTACACCTTCGGTCCCGCAGGCATGAGCGCCAAGCCCTTCATCATCACGGCGATAAAGCCCGGCCAGGAGAACCGCCGCACGGTCAGCCTCGTCGAATACGTGCCGGACGTATATACCCTGAAGACGATCACGCCCATCAACTATTCGGCCCTGCCGGTGGGCGTCCCATCGGTCACGAACCTCGCTGCGGTGGAGCGTTTCTCAGGGAGCCCCCAGGGGGCTACTCCAACGATAGGCATTACCTTCGACATACCATCTTCGCGCACCTGGGATCACGCGGAGATCTGGTGGCGCAGCAACAAGCAGCCCACCTGGCAGGACGCCGGGTCGACGCGCACCGGTTCCTTCAGCCTCATGAGCATGGTCGTTGGCGCGACCTATAACATAGCGGTCGTATCCGCGACTGTGAACCAGACCCAACCCTTCTCTGCAGCGCCCCAGGTGTCGATCTATATGGCGCCGCCATTGCCCCCCCCGAACGTCACGAACTTCGGCGTGAGCCAGAACGGGAGCATGGTCGTCGCCTCATGGGACGTTTTGGTCGGTTTTAACGTCGCGTCCTACGAGATTCGGTACAATCCTCGGGGCGACGCTACCTGGGCGGATGGGACGACTGTCACAACGGCCGAGGCGGGTTCGCACCTGGTGAGCGCCAAGGTCGGGCCGGGTGCGTGGACGTTTATGATCTGCGCCCGGGATATCTGGGGGAATTATAGCGCGATTCCCGCAGCCTGCGACCTTATCATAACCAATCCCAATGTCCTCATGGCCGGTGGCACGAGCGAAGCGGCGAAGGGATGGCCCGGCCTGTACGCGGATCTCGGGATAGGGGCGCAGTTCGAGCCCGGCACACAGCTTGAGGCGGGGAGCCAGCTTGAGGGTTTAGTTCCTTTAACCTACGGCTTCGTCCTGCACCCGACAGGCGTCCTGATCCCCAAATCTCAGGGGCTTGCGGTAAATGCCGGATGGGATGCTTTCAACCTTGCGGCCAACCCAGTCCCATTGTGTGTCTATACGACCCTGGAGTTAGACCTGCCGTTCGATGTCCTCTGCCGCGCCCACGGAGAGATATCGTCCGCCCTTGTTCCGGGGGCCACTGGAAGCGCCAACCCCCAGCTCCAGATCGAAACAAAGCTCTCGGGGGGTTCATACAAGGGCTTCATCCCTTGGGGCGTGGGGGACGTGACCTGTCAGGCGGCACTCATGCAGATCGTTTTGGACACCTCGAAGGGCGTGGCCTACATCAAGGATTTTACGCCGACCCTGGATGCGGAGTTAAGGACGATCCCCTTCATCAATCAAGCGATAGCCATCGGGGGAACCGCCATAACCTATGGCACGCCATTCGTGCTGATGCCCAATGTCCAGGCGACCCCCACAGGGTCGGGGTCGGTCCTCGCCGTGATATCGAATGAAACGGAAAGCGGCTGTACCGTCACACTCTACAACCCGGCAACCGGCGCTTCCGTGGCCGGAAACGCTAACATTACGATCGAAGGAGTTTAACCATGAAGATGTTCAAAGTTCAAGGTTCAAAGTTCAAAGTTCAAAGTTCAAGGTTGGGGAAAGAGAGCTCTATGCTCCATGCTCTATGCTCTATGCTTTTGTTGCTGCTTTTGCTCTCTGCTGCTCTTCCGGGAACCGCCGATGCGCGCGAGATATACTACCGGGCGGCCGCCACGGGCAACACCTCCAATTCCATGGACAACATAAGCACCACGACCCCCGGTGGTGATGGTCACCTTCTGGCGGACGGGGATGTCTGTAACATTCTTAACGGTCAGTTATACGTATACCTGATGGTTGCGGCCTCCGGTGCTACGCCCGATCCCCCTTACGTCGTAGAACCAGCCACATCACCCGGAAACATGCGGTGGATATGGCAGCTTCCGGCTGGGATTACCTACCCCGCTGCGGGGGTGGCCGTCAGCCCCGGCACAGGCGGTCCTTGGAGTGCGTCGCTCACGGTGGGCATTGCGGCGAATAACCTCGTGCAGCTGGATGCCTATAACAGGCTCCCGGCCGTAAGCGGGGCCAACCTCACCGGCCTCAACTTCCAGGCAGCGTACAGCATCCTCTCTACACTCGGCAACCTCGCTAACGGCGCGGGCTGGCTTTACAACAACGGATCGGGCGGCCTGTCATATTCGACGCCCAGCAGCGTTGCCTATGCAACCTCGGCGGGATCAGCCAGCTCTGCTTCATATGCAACCTCCACAGGCTCGGCAGGCTCGCTTAACGCCGCCTCCGCCCTCCCAAACGGGACCACGGCAACAACCCCATGCTTTGGTCAGTCCGGTGCCCCATGTTATAACGGCGTCGATTTCTCAACTAAGATTGCAACAACATACTGGGTACAGCAGTGGACAGCGGCAACTTATCAAGCTCTAGGCGGCGGCGACGGAGACTATGCGGACTACCAACCCCTGGCAAAATCCGCAAACCAGGTGCCGAACATAGTTTATGGCAAAGTCTACTGCGATACCGACCAGGGCGCGCAAATCTGCACAAGCAGGGCGCAAATAGCCGTCATGGGGATAGCTTCGGACATCCACGGACAGGTCGTGGGGCTGGACCGGAAAGAAGGGGGTGTCCCTCTCGCGGTCGCGGGATGGGTGTTGGCTTACTGTGACCGGCAATATCCCATCGGAACGGTATTAACCAATGATGCGTCCGGCAATCTGACCGTGATGACCGACGCGGAGAAGGCGGCATATCCCGAAAGGATCGTCGCAACGTATCAAAGACCGGAGCCCCTGCAATATTCGTCAGTCAGGAACAAAGAGGGGGTCCACGTCCTGGTCGATGGACGAGCCTGGGTCAGGGTGAAATGATATGAAATGTTCAAGGTTCAAGGTTCGAGGTTGCCCCTTTGGGGCGTTCAAGGTTCTATGTTCAATGTTCAAGGTTGAAATCCTCTCTTTCCCCAACCTTGAACCTTGAACCTTGAACAAGGAGGTTAACATGAGCGTAGCGCAATACATCCAAAACGACTGCACCAAAATGTCTCCGGGAGCGGAGTATATGGCGGCCCTCGACGGCAACACGCAGGTTCTGGCCCAGATCGGCCGGGCCTTCGCGCCGCATCAGAACAGCCCGGCAGCGATGAATATTCAAGTCGATGCGGGGAGCCTCATCAATACTGCAACGGGGGCAGTCGTCAGCCAGGCGGTGCAGACATCGGGGACGATCACGGCACCATCGTCGCATCCGAGGATCGATCTCGCCGTGGTCAATGCGATTACAGGAGTCCTCTCAGTCGTCACAGGCACGGAGGCATCAAGCCCCGTGGCCCCTGCATGCCCGGTGGGTTCGATCCCCCTGGCGCAAATCGCCCTTGCCGTGGGGCAGACAAGCATCGTTAATACCAACCTGACGGACGTCCGGACCTTCCTCGCCGTCCCTCCGCCTTTCGCGCGGACCCGCCAGGTCTTCGGGAGCGGCAACGGCACATACACGGCGCCTGCCGGGGTCAAATACATCGTCGTCAGGATGATAGGCGGTGGGGGCGGCGGCGCAGGAAGCGGATCGGCGGGAGCCGGAAACGGAGGAACAGGTGGAAATACTACCTTTGGCACAACCCTTTTAGCCGCTAATGGGGGGAGCGGGGCGAATTCGGGCGGACCCGGCCATGGGGGAGCGGGCGGCTCGGCTTCCCTGGGAAGTGGGCCAACAGGAATAGCATTGACTGGCGGGTATGGTTGCCCTGCGGTAATAACTATTAATTCCACCTCTGTTTCTGGCGGAAACGGTGCATCCACTCCTTTCGGGGGTTCGGGAGGGGGCGGGGGCTTTACGGCGAATGGGATTGCTGGAGTGTCCAATACAGGTGCTGGAGGAGGAGGAGGGGGAACGGGGAATGACAGCGCTGTGATTTCCGGCGGTGGTGGGGGTGCAGGTGGCTTCATTGACGCCCTAATTACAGCACCAGCCGCCAGCTATTCTTATGCGGTCGGAGCAGCCGGGTCTGCGGGTTCAGCGGGCACAGCAGGAAATGCGGGCGGCGCAGGCGGATCGGGCATCATCATAGTGGATGAGTTCTACAACTGAAAGGGGATTTTCGGATATGAACGTAGAACCAGCGGGACCCATAATCGGGGAAATCGATGGGGGCGGAAACCCAGGCGATCCGGCCTTCCGCTTTCCGGACCGTCGCCTCTATCATTCCGAGATTGCGGCATACGCCACCGCCCTGCTGGTGCTCAAGGCTTTCATTGTAGGCATCGTCGGTGACGCCATTGGGGTGGTCGGCAAATTGAAGCGCGAAAAGGCCGCCCTTCTTGAGGGAGCGAAGCACATGGCGAATCTGCCTTTCAAGGTCGGCATTGCTCATGTGCTGTGTGACAAGGTGGGAAATTGCAAGGTCAAAGCGGCCCGCAGGAAGGTCGGCAGGGTCGAGCCACCCCCGTTTGATCGATCCTTTTACCCTTTCCAAGGCTGCGCGTGTGATGTCCAGGGCGTAGACTCTGCATCCTATCTTTCTCAACTGCCGAACGTCCTCGCCGCCTCCAACGCCGATCTCCAAAATGCGTTTCCACCGGTGCACCCGATCTACAATATTCATGGCCTCCCAGAGAGAAGGGCCGCCGTAGTTGGAAACAAAGAAAGAGCCCGGCGTGTTGTGGCAGATCTCCCACCACTGTTCAATTGTCTGCACCAATCCATTCTACCATCGCATGGGGCGATGTCAAGATTGAGGCGATACGATGAGAAGGAAATAAGGACGCGCGGCCAGGCGGTGTGGATGCCGCTTTCGGGAACTACCCTAATGCCGCTCTTACAGAATGGAACGCCCGAGTAACAAAAAGTCAAGGAGATAAAACTTTTTAGCGCGGCAACTGGATGAAGCCTGCGCCGCCCTTCCATCGGGGCTCCTCTTTTGCGGGCTCCGGCTCGGTCTGCTCGGCCATTGGGGCGATCCGGCCGCCGATCCTCCGGAGCTCCTCGAGCATCGCCCTTTGAGTTTCGATCAGGACATTGACCTTCCAGTACCAGAGCATCACCGATCGCAGGACGAGGAAAATAAGCAGGGCTATCAAAAAGGTCAGGACCAGGTCACTAAGCATCGCCTTCACCCCCTTTAACTCAACGACCCGCGTAGCGGGTGCCCCGAAACTTAAAACTCAACACTGTCTTTCTTCGTTATGTACTCCAATGCGCGATGAAATGCAACAATATTCTGCGGCAATGCCGGAGGGGCAGAGAGCAGGGAGCAGGGAGCAGAGAACAGCAGAGAGCATGGAGCCCGCGCCTGCGGCGCTCCGGAGGATAGAGATGTTCAAGGTTCAAGGTTCGAAGTTCGAAGTTTTAAAAAGGCGGGGTTTTAACCTTGAACTTTGAACCCTGAACCTTGAACATCTCTGAACCCTGAACCTTGAACATCCCTCATCCCTGAACCCTGAATCTTGAACTTTGAACATCCCTATAGTAAAATGAACCTTGAACTTTGAACATTGAACCTTGAACATTCTTCCGAACGGGGAGCAAGAGCATGTCCGTCCACGTGGAGTGTCCCGGCTGCCGGCAAAAGAACAGCCTCAGGAATAAGCGGTGCACCTGCGGCAGGGACCTGGACAGGGCGAAGAGGGCAGGGCGCATCAGGTATTGGATCCATTACCGGATACCGGTCGAACGCCCGGACGGCGCGATAGAGATGCGTCAGCGATGTGAGCTGGCGGCTCGTTCCCTGCCGGAGGCCCGCGACGTCGAGGCCGAGCGCCGGCTCCAGAAACGGGAAAATGGGGTCTTCAAGGTCCTCCCCTTCCTCCCCTCCCGTCGCAAGACCTTCCCGGAAGCTCCGGCGGCAATAGCCAATGTGCCCAATTTAGAACGCTTCGTGGCCATGGAACTACTATCGTGTGTCTACTTTTTGTGCCTCAAGGGTACTGTCGTTTACATAGGCCAGAGCGTAGAACTTCCACAACGTATCGCTACGCATAAGAAACAGAAAATTTTTGACAGCGTTTATTTCGTTGCTGTACCCAAAGCCATGCTGGACAAAGTAGAGCGACATTACATTCAAACCCTGAAACCAAGACTCAACAGTATTCGCGGGGCACTATCCTCTCCAGTCGGATAAATGCCCGCTCCGGCCTCATTGCGGGCATTTATCGCCGTTGTCCATTGATATTCATAGGCATCTATCATTATTGTCTACGCCGCATAAAGGCTAACTACGCAGCATCATATACTATTTACCGCTTACGGCCCCCTTGTTCCTAATCCTGGTGCCAGGTGTTCGAGTCACCTCGGGGGCACCATTTTTAAGGCTTTTTGGAAGGGTCGTCTTTTTCGCGTTGTCCACCGTTGTCCACGGCTTCTCGCTCGTAGGCCTCCGCGAGGCGTTTCGACGCCTGCCGCTTCTTCTTCATCGTGACCTGCGCGTACCACTGGGTCTGCTCGATGTCGAGATGCCCGAGGAGTTCCTGAACGGTCCTGATGTCCGTATCCTCCTCGAGGTGATGCGTGGCGTTTGAATGACGCAGGAGATGCGGGTAGACGCGCTTGGTAATACCCGCTTTTTTTGCGAGGGTCGTAAGCGACTTGTTCATGCGTTTGACCGGCTTCCCCGTCTGCCTGTTGAGAAAAATGAATCCCTCCATCCTGGCGGGGGCGATGGCGTGAAGCCACTCCAGCACGATCGCGGGCACCGGCTCGATGCGCTGACGGTTTCCCTTCCCCGTCACCCTGATCACCCCGGCTTCCCGGTCCAAGTCATCCCATTCCGCCTGATTGACCTCCTGGCGCCTAAGGCCCACGAAGTACAGCAGGCCGAAGTACGCTTTCTGGCGGGGTCCAGCCTTCGACAAAAGCTTGACGACCTCGCCAATTGAGAGGACAAGGGGGACCGGCCTGCTTGCGGACAGCCGCTCGATGGCAAGGGGCTTCAGATCGGGATAGAGGCTGTTCTTACACCACCGCCGGAAGCCGGAGAACCAGGAAAGCTCTTTGTTAATGGTGCGGTTCTTGACGCCCTCTGCCTTTCTTGCGGCCTTGTAGAGATCTATGTAGGCAGTGCTGATCGTGACGACCTCTATGTTCCCCAGGTGTTGCCCGAAGTGCTTCCCGACCGTTTCTATGTCGGCTGCGGTGCTGGGCAGGCGGTTCACCCGCGCGTAGGCGACGTACTGCGGCCAGAGGTCGTTGATCGTGGATCCACAGGGCTCCGAAGCGACAAGGCCCTTTTCCTCCTTTTGCCCCCTGATCGTCCTTTCCCAGGCCCTCGCCTGCTCTTCGGTGTCGACGCCCGGTGGGAGACGGAGCCGGATTCTTTTCCCGCGCCGGCCATCGGGGTAGTAGTCGACGTAGTAGGAGCCTTTGCGAAGGATAATGGCCATGTCAGGGGCTGATATACTCGCGGGGCACGTAACCGGCCCGACCCTGCATCCCGCCCTCAAGGATTCTGATTTTTCTCACACCCAGTGCCCCATAATCGATCACTAACACCCTTGTGCCGTTATTAACGGTGAATATCAGGCCAGCCTGCATCAGATGGAATTGACCATAGTTGTCATTGGCCCCTCTGGCTTTTTGCCATTTGTCGAAAGCGTCCTCGGTTGCGGCTACCGCGACAAGGCTCCCTCCCTGGACCATAAGCCGACCCTGCTGCCCAATGGGCACGCTCGGTTGATCGTCAATACAGCCACATGTGAGCCATGACAAGCAAATCAATATCGCCGCTAAGGCGAGGGCTTTCCTGGGTAATAATTTACGCTTCATGCCTCACCCCCTAAACCTGAGATAGATTACGTTTCCCTCACGTCGCCGGGAGGGACGGCTGGGTTTAGGCGTTTCTTCAGCGCCTCGATGTTCTGTTCTAATCGTCTGATTTTTTCGTCCCTCTCCAGGGATTTTTTGAAGGCGCGGATGTTCTGTTTGAGGGCCTCTTTTGTCCCCGAATCCCGGGACATCATGATCTCTATGACCGTGTCGACCAGTTCCTGAACCTCTTTCGACTGGTCGGTGCCGAGATAGACGACGCCGCTCTCGCCCAATATTTCTCGCAGTTCGCCGGTTCCGTGCCTTTCCTTTCGCTTGGCTGGCAGCAACGGAGACGGGCCCTTCCCCCGCACTATCCATTCAGTAGTGGCGTCACAGAGCGCCGCCATGGCTATGAGGGCGGACTTTATGGGCATCGCGCCCCCCTCGTACCTCGATAGGGACGCCTGGGTCACCCCGATGAGTCGGGCAAATTCCTCCTGGCGCATCCTTCCGCGTAACCTCCTGATTCTTTTACCCATTTCCGGGTTCTCGGAAAAATCTTTATCCCCGGTGTATTTTTTTCTTGACATGATTTATCCACTGTGTATAAAATTCATTCATGATAGTGAAGCGTAAAAGAGGCAGACAACCGAAACCGAGAATGACGCCGGCACAGGTTCGCAAAATAAAAGCGGAGATGGCCCTGTACGACGTCACGCAGGAAGCAGTCTCCGCAGCCGTGGGTGTCGATCCGAGCGCGGTGAGCCACACCGTAGCGAGCAGGACTAGTTCAAAGCCTATAAGAGAGATGATTGCCCGTATGGTGTTGGCCGCGCAATTTAAGGTGCCTGTCGAGTCCCTCCTGCAGGAAATGGTCGATGTCAAGATGAAAGAATTATTCGGGGAAGGATAGCGCCTCATGATCTTGATGACACTTATACCACGCGCGGAAATCCGCTGCAATTACAAAGTGTATGGGGGCATTGTAATGGCCGATCGGAAGGTGAGCCTCATGAGACTACCTGCCCTCCTTTCAAGGGACACAGCCCTGTGAAGCTGGACAAGGACGATATCCAGGCCATCGCCGAGGCTGTAGTCGAACGCCTCATGCATGCCCCCACGGGCAAACCGAGCGGCAAGAACCTGAAGCCCTACGACAAATACGAGTTCTCGCAAGTAATGGCGAAGGCGCGCCGGACAGGGAACTACAAACCGCTCACCGAATACATCGCGGCCCACTTCCCGCCCGAGGAGAAAGCGGCATGAAAGGGGAATTGAAAAAACAAGTGTATGGGGGCGTTGTAATGGCCGATCGCGGCGCGATCCCAGCCATGAGCGAGGAGCTCCCGATCGCCGTCGAGCACGAAGGCAAACAGTACCGGTGCCTGTGCCTCCCGGAGGCGTCTTACGGCGGACGATGGGAATATCTCTACCAGGGACGATGGCATTCCGTCAGGAACTATTCGCTGAAGATGCTTCTCAACGGACTTTTGCAAAATCGGGTTGCCAAAAACGGCAGAGGATAGGAAAGGGAAGGATTGGAATGGGACGGGAAACCAAGCTAAATCAACCGGTACCGCGGGCATCCGTGGCCGGTATTTTCTTTTTTCGGAGGGCTGCATGAACTCATTTGAGGCGATGAGGCGATGCATCTCGGGAAGGACGCGGCGCCTTGCGAGACGGCTGCGGCTTTCCCCTTCGCTCGTCGGAAAGTGGCAGGAGCCGACGGGGGGAACGTTCTCGGGCTGCCTCAACCCGCTCGACCGGGTGAAGGAGTGCATCGATGAAGCCATAGCGAGCGGGGTACCCGAGGAAGAAGCCCTGGCGCCCGTTGATTACCTCTGCGAGACGTACAGGCGCGTGGCCGTGCCCGTGATCGGGAAAAACAGCATGGAGCATGGAGCATGGAGCAAAGGCAGCAAAGAGCAGAGAGGAGAGAGCGCCGAGAGCGAGGACCTTACCAGGGAGCTGGCCAGGACGATAAGCGAGTTTGGCAAGCTGACCACCGAGGCCTCAGAGGCGATAGGCGGCGGCAGGGTCCGGAAACTCCATGTCCTCAAGATCGGCAGGCACGCATGGCGGGCGGCGAGACAGGCCCTCCTCTTCCTGTTCAAAGTCGAGAAGGCGGCAGCATCCTCCAGAGAGGCGGCATGAAGAGCGCCGAGTCATTGAAGACGATGCCCCCCTCGCCCATGGGCGCCGTCGAGAAGATCCTGCTCACGGTCGAAGAGGCGGCTTTCGCCCTCGGAATAAGCGCAAGCACGATACGGTGCGGCATATCGAGACGGGCCAGGAGCCCGTTCCCTATAAAGCCCGTCAGGATAAACGGCTCGGTCAGGTTCGACAAACGGGACATACTGGCTTTCATAGACTCCATCAAGGAGGCGTAGAATGGCTCGAAAAAAAGATGAGCTTCGCATAGGCGGACCGAAGGAGGAAAAGCACCTGGCCGCGATAGCGTTTGCGGTCTTTACCATCCTGTCGGCCGGGATAATAGCGTGGTCCTGGCTGAGCGGTATCGAGTGGTCGGAGGGCTATGCGGCGGGTTACGAACAGGCTTGCGATGACGCCAGGCTGTCCGTCGCCATGCAACTTGACGGGATGAAACCGTTCGAGATGGGGAAGACCCGAGTCGCGCTCGTCCCCCTCGGCGACCGCACTTTTTTCGTCCACGTCAAGGACCCGGCAAAATTTGCACCGGCTGCTGCCACAATTGACACAGGCGAAGGTGTCCCAGGGCAATAACGCCCGAGATCGGGGGGCTAAGGGGTCCCGGCCCGTCAGTCGCCGACTGCCCCGAACGGCTTGCCTCGGCCTGCCCCCCGGTCTTTCTTAAGCAGCAGAGAGCATAAACATGTTCAAGGTTCAGGGTTCAAGGTTGAACATCGAACAGCCCTTTGCTCCAGAGCGAGCGCAGCGAGCGTGCTTCCTTTGCTCCATGCTCTCTGCTCTATGCTGCTTTTTAGGAGGCACATAATGGGAGGCGATCATGGACTCACGGATGACAGCACCACTCACCAGCGAGATAGCGCAAGGCTCCGGCTGCATCAAGGAAGATGCGCCCAGGCTGGGCGTCATTGTCGGGCTCGCGGGGACCAGGCAGGTCTTCGTAAACGGGGTCGAGCTTTCCCCCCGGGACAGCGCCCGCGTCATTCCATTTCTTGAGGGCGGTTTCTATTGGGGTTCCAAGGGGCGCGGTTCTTCTCAACTGGCCCTGGCAATCCTGCTCAGGTTCGTGGACGAGGGTACTGCCGTCAGCCTCTACAGCGATTTCGAGCGCGAGGTGATCGTGGCCCAGGCTGTCCCCGACCGGCCCCTTTCGCTCGTTGTCAAGCGCATACGGGCCTGGCTCGGCGGCAAGGGGGTAAAGGTATGACCCTCATCGAGCAAAGAAACGGAGACGGCAGTCTCGCCGGCAGGTGCGATGCCCGGTGCTACGAGGCCAAGAACCCCGATTGCGACTGTATCTGCGGCGGCAAGAACCACGGGGCCGGCCTCAAGCAGGCCATGGACAATACCAGCGCAATGACTGCGGCCCTTCTCGAGAAGACCGGCGTCAGCGTACCGTCCCATAACGGTGACCTCTTTGCCCTCGGTGTTCTCACGGCGGTGCGGACATGACAACACAGGAGATAAAGGTATGAAAATGGCTAAGAAGTCCCCGGCCCCGGCCGGTGATACAATTACTATCCCGGCGCTCAATATCGAGGTGATGATGATAAGGATCGTGGGCGATTCTCCTCTTATTTGCCACGCATGGAGTCCCAAGGCAAAAAAGGAGATGCTCGACAAGCAGATGAAAAAAGCCAAGGCCCCGAAGGAGGCCAAAGACCCGCAGAAGGACTTCGAAGAGTCTCTTTATCGGCGACCTGATGGTGGATATGTCTTTCCGGCGATTGCTTTCAAGGCCGCCGCGGTCGATGCATGCAGCCACGTGGCCGACGTTACGAAGGTCCTGGCAAGGGGCGCCTTTCACGTCGTGGGCGAGTGGGTAGAGATCGAGGGCGAGCCGAGGATGCGGGAGGATATGGTAAGGATAGGGCTCGGCACGGCTGACCTTCGGTATCGTGGCGAGTTTCCCACCTGGTGCGCCAAGGTGACAGTAAGGTACAACAGAAACGTCCTGTCCGCCGAGCAGATCGTCAGCCTTTTCAACACGGCTGGTTTCGCGATAGGCATCGGCGAATGGCGCCCGCAGAAAAACGGGGGCTTCGGAATGTTTCACGTGGAGATGAAATAGGATTCGACCAGCGCTTGGTTAGGCGGGGCAAGTCACGGCAAGGCTGGGCCCGGTAGGGCCGGGCAGGCAAGGCGAGGCTGGGCTTGCGAGGCAGGCTGGGTATGGCGAGGTATGGCAGGGCATGGTCGGGCTCGGCAAGGCAGGCCAGGCACGGCAAGGCGCGGCCAGTCAGGGCATGTTGTGGCAGGGCGAGGTTTTTTAAATTCATGACGGGGGGCGCTCATGAAGCAGGACTGTACCAAGAGTAAAGCGGGCACGAATTATTTGAGACAGGCTGAAGAGAAGACGTTTTTTGCTTTCCTCAAGAACCGGAAGGACCGGCAGGCCGAGAGAGACTTCGTGCTCCTGGAACTGTGCCGGCTCACGGCCCTCCGGAGGGGGGAAGCGCTTGCCCTTAACGTCGGCCACGTCGCCGGAAAGGAAAAGATCGTGGTCGACGCGGTGGTCGCCGAAAAGGGCGCTATCGGCGAGGTCCTGATCTGTAAGCAGTTGCAGGAGATAATTTCCCGGTTCATGAGGCTCAAGCGCGCCTGGCGCGAGTCTCTGGAAGACGATGCGCCCCTCTTCGTGAGCAGGAAGGGCCGGCGTCTTTCCCTGCGGGCGTTCAACGATATCATGGACAAATGGTGTGCACTCGCGGGCATCCCCCGCTACACGCCCCACGCGCTGAGGCACACGAAGGCAAGGCGGGTCTTGGACGACGTGAAGCACCTGAGCCCCGAGGAGCAAAGGAAGGCCCTGCTCTTCGTGAAGAAGCAGCTCCGGCACAAGTCGCTCAGCGCGACCATGGTCTACACGCAGCCGACGAAGGAAGAAATGGCGAAGGTAGCGGAGATATAGGGATGCGGCGAGAGACCTGGACCGAAGAGAAGCTGGCGCTCCTGGCGACCTACGTCGATAACGGTTTCTCCCAGGAGCACATGAAGTTCATGCTCGGGATAAACGACGCCGAGCTCGAGGACGGCCTGAGTCGCCTCGCCGGCAAAAGCAGCAAGCATGGAGCATAGGGATGTTCAAGGTTCAAAGTTCGAAGTTCAAAGTTGGGGAAAAAGAGGATTTATATACTTAACGACCGAGAGGAATAATGGCTGATTGGCAGACAGTTCGCTATGACCCGACATACGAAGAGAAACTGGATGAGGAAATCATTCCGCTTTGCGACGCCCTAAACGCTGCTGGTTTCGTTACGACCTCATCCTGTACAATGCACGGACAGGGCTGGCCGTATGTATTTTTCGAGCACAGCACCGATGAGCGAATCGAGCGGCTGGCAAGATTCGTCAAAAAGGGCGAAATTGGTGATTATCGACCGTATTTCACGATGTGGCAGAAAGAGATTTTGGAGGATGGATATGCCTGGTGCCTCGAAATCCACCTAAACAACGTTTACTGCGACACGGCGCAAGCAGTCGTATCGAGGGAGCGCAGCCACGCATTGGCCAGCGTAACGGAAGCAGTAGTTGATTGGGGAGCGAGGGAGTTAAGTATATGAATCCCGAAAAAAAAGGTTTTAACCTTGAACGTTGAACATCGAACATTGAACAGCTTATGGCGGGGGGAACCATGGATGCAGCATCGCAAAAGAGCGCGAACGGCAAGGGCGAAGGCGGGGTATCGATCGATGACTTCCTTGTCCTCAAATACAAAGAGCTCTTCCAATGGTTCTGGGACGAACGGGAGAAGACCGGCATGTGGTTCTCCGAGATCAGGGAGCGGCTCCCCAAGTACTACGAGACGATCGTGGTCGAACTGAAGAAGATGGCCGACGCCTGCGAGCAAGGGACCTTCCAGGGCATCGAGGAGGCGCAGGAACGCGCAAAGAAACTATTCAGCCGGGCGGTAGACAGGCTCAAGCAGATAGCAGCAGAGAGCACAGAGCAGAGAGCATAGAGATGTTCAAAGTTCAGGGTTCAAGGTTTTAAAAAAGACGGAGGTTTAACATTGAACATTGAACATAGAACCTTGAACAAACGCAAGGAGGAGGGAACGATGCGCGCTGAGATCAAATGCAACGTAACAAAGGAAGATGCCCGGGCTATCGCCCACGCCCTGGTAAAGGCGAAGAAGGGTGCGAAGGAGACCAAAAAACCGTGAGCGCAGCCAAGCATTTCAACAGGGGAAACGTCTGGGGCCGCGTGCTCGAGGCGACCCTTAAAAAGAAGGGTGACAGCCCGTCTTACCTACAGCTCAAGATCGACTGCTCTTCCGAAAAGTACGGGAAGGTGAAGACCTACGGACGCATATGGGGCGCCGAGCGCATCAAGGCGTTTCAGGCCCTCTATAAGGACCACAAGGGCGACATCTTCCGGTTCACCGGCTTCCTCTCGCAGTACAGGAAGGAGTCGGACCTCAAATACTACAACAACTTCAATTTCTACGAGTGGACGCTGGCGGAAGGCAAGGAGCCGAGGGCCGCCTTCATCCTGGTCTGCGACGTGACGCAGAAAGGGACGTTCAGGGGCGAGGGCAGGCTGGTAGTGGACCTGATCCGGAGCGGCGCGGACGCCGACACGCCCGTCGAGGAGAACTTCGAGCTCTGGACCGTCACCGGCGCGGAGATCTCCGACATGGTCCAGGGCGAGACTTACGAGCTGAAAGGCATGATCAGGCCCAGGGAGGCGGAGGACGAATACGGCGGGTCGGGCGGCGAGATCAAGGCGTATGTCATGGCGATCGCGAAGAGGACGAAAGATGGCGAGTGACAGAAGCAGCATGGAGCAAAGGGCTGTTCAAGGTTCAGGGTTCAAAGTTCAAGGTTCAAGGCTCGGAAAAGAGAGGGTTTTAACATTGAACATTGAACATCGAACTTTGAACGGCTCTGGATGTTCAAGGTTCAGGGTTCAAGGTTCAACGTTGAAAAAAGAGGGGGGTTTTTAACCTTGAACATTGAACATCGAACATCGAACATTGAACAGTTTACGATCGACGAGCTTCTCGATCGGGACGAGGCCCTGCTCAGGCAGTGCCGGTCCTGCCGCTATCTCATATCCATCCAGGAGATTTCATACCTCCAGGTCCGCGTTGACGATGACGTGGAGTGCAGCAAGGTCGAGCAGGGCGACCGCGCTTTCATCATTTACAAGGGCGATGGCCGCTGCACCCGCCATGCACCAAGGCTGGTACTCATTCGGGGGGGGGCAGTGTGAGCCTCGAGCTGAGGGATTACCTATTCCTTGAGACCAGTTTCGGCGCCCTCCATAACGGGCATGTCCTCGACGTGCTTCCGCTTTTTCCTTCCGAGTCTGTTCACTGCATCGTGACAAGCCCTCCCTATTGGGGCCTCCGCGACTACGGCCTCCCGCCTCAGGTATGGGGCGGAGATCCAGGGTGCGAGCATGAGTGGGGCCACATAGAACGCGGCAGGCGGAAGGATATTCTTCCCGCAGATATAACGACCCTGTCGTCAAGGACAGGGACCGATCAGAGACAGAATGGCGCTGCGAATAACGGCGGGATGTTTTGTCGTCTGTGCGGCGCTCTCAAATGTTCCTATGGTCTGGAGCCAACGCCGGAGCTCTACGTCGAGCATACAGTCCAGATTTTTCGTGAGGCCCGGCGGGTGCTGAGGAAGGACGGGACGCTTTGGCTGAATATGGGAGATTGCTACGCCGGGAAGAGAAACGACAGGGATAACCTTGAGGGCTGGAGCAGGGAAAATGCGCGTGGCGGTGGCCACCGAGTCACACAATCACGCCGACGTGACGATGCCCCGATACCCCGGTCCGATTACAAGGTGGCCGGCCTCAAGCCTAAAGACCTCGTCATGATGCCTGCTCGAGTAGCCATGGGCCTACAATCGGATGGTTGGTTCTTACGATCTCAAATCCCATGGCTCAAGCGCACGGCTATGCCGGAGAGCTGCAAGGACCGGCCCACAACGGCGGTCGAGTACATCTTCATGTTCTCCCGATCGGGCAGTTGCCAGTTCTACGTTCACAGGGAGAAGGGCCTGGCAAACAGGATTTACGCCCGTCCGGATCCCGATTACAGGTGGAAGAACTCTCACGGAGCCGAGACGGATGCGGAGCCGGACGGATGGCGCGGAAGCGGCCTGTGGCGCCGGATAAACCTCTGGAGAGAATATGACTACTACTATGATTACGAGGCGGTAAAGCTGCTATCGTCGCCCGGTTCAAAGGCCAGGGCCGCCCGCGCCCGGCGCAACTCCGACTGGTTTTTCGAGAGCTGGCAGGGCCTGTTACTTGACGAGGACGGGCAACCTTTAGCCTGCACCGTGAACCCAAAAGGACTCGAGGATGCCCATTATGCCTCTTTCCCTCCTAAAATGGTTGAGCCCCTAATCCTCGCCGGCTGCCCGGAGGGCGGCACGGTCCTTGATCCCTTCATCGGGTCCGTGACCACCGGTCTTGTAGCGGAAAGACTCGGGAGGAAATGGATAGGGATAGAGCTGAGCCTCCCCTACTGCTCGGATATCGCGGCCAAACGGCTCGCCCAGGGGAGGCTGGTTCTATGAGCACAGGGGGCAGGAGGGCGACGGAATGAGTATTGCTGCCCGGAATTATAGCCGCGTCGAGGTCATGGCTATGCTTGGGCGGGTTTATGGCTTTGAGATCATCGAGGCGGCCCAGGATAAGAAGCTGAAAAGCGTCGGGCGCGGAGGGCCTGTTGCTCTATGCAAGGGCCGGCATAAATCGGCCCGAACAGGCTTATTGGAGCAAATAATGCACAAAGAGGGGGGAACAGTGAAGAACACATTGGAAGACCTGAACGATCATCTTTTCGCGCAACTTGAAAGATTGTCCGGCGAGGATCTGAAGGGCGACGCCCTGAAGGAAGAAATCGCCCGCGCGGGCGCGGTGAGCAGCATCGCCCGCGACATCGTTGCGGGGGCGTCGCTGGCCGTCAAGGCGGAGAAGATAAAGATGGACGGCGATATAAAAGACATGCCCAAGATGATCAGGGCCGCGAGCAATGACGGTTAGGCACATGCCAGAAGAGCCGGCGGCGCCGAGGATGCGATGGACGGCGGAGTGGCTTGCCTTCATCGGGGAGGCCTATAAGACGATGACAGCCGAGGGCGTGGCCGAGGCCTTCCGGTGCCGCTTCGGGCTCAAGGCGACGGCGGGGCAGATAAAGAGCGCCTTCCGCAACCATGGCATAAAATGCGGCCGGAAACACGCCGACCGCATCAAGCGGCCCCGGCATTGTGACTATACACCCGCGCAGCGCGACTTCATCGTGGAGGGCTACAAGACCATGACGCTCCGCAAGCTGACGGCCGCATTCAACGCGGCTTTCGGCACAAAAAAGCCCGAAAGCGCGCTCAATGCCTTTTGCGGTAATCATCATGTCTTTTCCGGCCGGACGGGCCGCTTTCCGAAAGGCCACGTACCGGCGAATAAGGATCATAAAGGCGTCCATTATTCACCCGCAACGGAGTTCAAGAAGGGCCACGTGGATCCCAATCACGTGCGCCCCCTCGGTGCGGAGCGTTATGACAAAGGGGTCCTCATGGTCAAGATCGCAGAGAAGAACCTCTATACGGACTGTCCTACGCGTTTCAAGAGAAAAGCAATCGTCGTCTGGGAGCGGGAGAACGGCCCCGTCCCCAAAGGGATGATCGTTCGGCAGATCGACGGCAAGCCGGAAAACTGCGAGCCGGAAAACCTTGTCCTTATCTCCAAGGCGCTCAACGCCCGCCTGAATCAGCGCTATTTCAAGGAAGAGCCGGCCGAGATCAAGCCTACCGTCTTTATCCTGGCGAAGCTCATAACAAAAATGGGCGAGCGGAGGAGGAAGGTATCCCATGGATAAAAGCATCGACAAAACACAGGCGAAGCTCACCATCTCCAAAGAGCAGTACTGGGATAAGCCGTGGTCGCTTGTGCAGGGTTGTTCCCCTGTTTCCCCCGGCTGCCTTCACTGCTGGAGCGCGGCTGAGGCGAATATCAGGCAGCATCAGAAGAATCCGATAATCCGCGATCAGTACGCCGGGCTAACCCATAAGGTCAATGGAATACCGACATTCAACGGAACGGTGCGGACGAGATGGGACCGCCTGGAGATCCCGCTGAAAACGAAGAAGCCGACCGTCTTTGCAGTGTGGACGGACCTCTTCCACGAGGGCATGCCCAACAGTTTCATCGCAAGTGCCCTCGCCGTGATGTGCGATGCACGATGCGAGAAGCACACCTTTCTTATATTGACCAAGCGGCCCGGTCGGTGGCCTCAATTCATGGAATGGTACGGAGAGGCGGCCCGGGGCGCTCCTTCTTTTCTGGGGCGCTTGCCGGACAACGTATGGATCATCCCTACGGCTGAGAATCAAGAGCAGGCAGACAAGCGTATCCCGATTGCCTTGCAGATACCGGCCGCGCACCACGGCGTGAGCATAGAGCCGACGCTGGGAGCGGTGGACTTTAACGCAATACCGAGCTTTGACATTCCAGGAGACAGCGAAGCGGGAAGGTGTTGGCATTATGATGCACCTTGGGATGAATATATCGACCTCGTCATCCTCGGATTCGAAACAGGCTCTCATGCCCGACCCGGCCATCCGGATTGGGTGCGGAAGGTCCGCGACGACTGCGCGGCTGCCGGCGTGCCGTTTTTCTTCAAGGGCTGGGGAGAGTGGATACCCTCTATGGAATACGCCAATATGCACCATCTCGGGCAACACGGCAGGATAAACGCACCTTGGAAATACATCCGACCGGACGGCCGCGTAACTGACGATTTTATGGACATTGACAGTGGAACGCTTTACGGGATAGTCCACATCGGCCGCAAGAAGGCCGGTCGTCTCCTCGACGGGATCGAGCACAACGACCTGCCCTGGAGGAAGACATGAAAGCCCTATCGCTCTGGCAGCCGTGGGCTCTACTTACTGTATTAGGAGCGAAAAAAATAGAAACGCGGTCCTGGGGCACCCGCTATCGGGGGCCGCTCCTCATTCATGCGGCCAAGACATTCCGAAAAGCAGACCGGCTTCTCTGCCTTCGCGAACCTTTTGCAAAGGCACTCGTCGACCCGACGAGACAAACCTTCGCTCGCGGGGCCATCATCGGCCGCTGTGACCTCGTCGATGTCCGCTTTATGGGTCTCGGCTTCGAGTTTCCTCCGGAGCCGGAGCGCAGCTTCGGGCTTTATGAGCTTGGCCGCTATGCCTGGATGTTCAAAAACGTTGTCCGGTTCAAGCAGCCCATACCATACCGGGGCGGCCAGAGGATCTTCAACGTCCCGGATGAGCTGATCAGGGAGGCAGTGTGAAAACAGCCGTTATGGGAATGTTCAAGGTTCAGGGTTCAACGTTGAACATCGAACGTCGAACCTTGAACAGCTCTTTGCCCTCTTCCCCCACCCGGGAGGCAGTGTAATGTCATATGCTCAGGAGTACACCGCTTTTAGCGGCCATTTCGATCAGAAACCGCCGCGCCTGAGGACAAAGGCGCGCATCAGGTTCATTGGCTTCGTCCGGCCGGACGGATACTGGCCGTACCCTTACACTATTGAGCAGGCTTTTCACGTCTTTCACTGGATGGTAGTCACGGGGGAGAAATATAGAAAATACGGCTGGCCGGGCGTTTACGATCTCCTCAGCAAGCAGCCCACATGCCTCGGCATCAGCGAAGTTTACCCTATCACGAGCATAGATGATCTCCGCAGCCGGTTTCACTACGCCCTGCTGTCCCGTTCGCGGAACTGCTTCGTGCATAACTGGCGGGCCGACAATGGCATATCGGTCACCGCCGAAAAGATATTGACCTTCCCGCACTACGAGCCTTTTCACCCGACAAGTGCCCACGAGTCGGAGAAGGCCGTCCACGAGGCCCTGTCTTCGCTCCTGGCCGGATCAAGAGGGAAGGTCCTGGGCGTATCGCTCAACCCTTGTCACCCCAAGGCTACCTGGGTGGGAGGGGTAACCGTGCATATCGACAGGAATGGGTTCTCGTTCATTATGGACTATGGATATGTGGAAGACCTCGGGTGGTGCCATACACTGGCCGCCACGGAAGCCAAAGAGCCGTTCACGGACGTTCTACATCGAGCGGAGGTGACACTTGCAGCTCTCATTGAAGGAAAGAAATGATCTCTTCCGCCGTTTTTTCAGCCTGCCGCAAATATCGCTACGTGCTTCATCGGATCTGGAATGAGAAGAAGCCCTTTGTCATGTTTGTAGGACTAAACCCGAGCACGGCCAATGAAAAAACGAATGACCCTACTGTCGCGCGTTGTGTCCGGTTTGCTGATTCATGGGACTACGGGGGT